ATCAACTAGCCTTTCTAATTTTCCACCCCCAAGAAACACATTTAACACTCTGTACTTGGGATACTCTACAAACTCAGTAACCAAACATCCGTCTGGTGCAGGCCATAAAATGTAACGCCCGTTTAAGATACCTTCTTTTATGTCAAAAAATTCATGAGTATCTAATAATTTTAAAGCTCCTTCTATCCATTCACGGCACCGTTCTATCTCGTCCATTATACCGTGGCTTTAACCTGGTCTACAAACCTGTCAAAAGCCATTGCACCCATTTCTGGATCTCCATTTCCAACTGCTCTGACAACAGGCTCTGGTACTATGTATTCATTTTCTGCAAGAAGATATGATTGCTTGCCTTCAAGAGACGCTGGGATTGTGTCTACAGGACCGCCCATTTCCATTGCAACTGGCTTATCTTCTTTTGTTAATGTTCCTTCTATCTCATCTTCTTCTTGTGCCATTTCCATAACTTCGCAGATAATCTGATGTAAACGATCCATTCCAAAACGCTCAACAAACATCTCTAAAGCTTGTGCTGGATTATCGCTTTCGCACATAATAGCATTGACACCTGCATTAAATACCATGGCATCCTGTTCCATCTCTGGCTCTGATCTCATATTAGGATCTGTAGTCATTTCTTGAGTTACAGTTGTTTCTTCCTCTAAAACAATATCACCGCCTTCTTGCATCCTTCTAGGCTTTTTCTTTTCAAGAAGCATTAACTGCTCTGGACTCATGCCAAAAAACTTTTGTGGATTACCAACGCCAAATAAAGCACCTGCTATACCTGGTAGGCTTCCTCCTTCTTCACGTATTTTGTCTTTATCAAAAGAACGCATTAACCCACCTGCTTCAGCAAACATAGGTCTGCCACCGTATTTCATTTCTCTTTGTGCCGTTGTTTGTGGGAAGAAGTTTCTTGCTTCTTCTCCCGGAACTTCTTTTGCAGGATCTTCAAAGAACCTAAACTCTCCCTGTGATCCTGCTGCAAAATCAGCAGGCATACGCCTTAATCTTCTTGTTGGTGGATCTGCTTCTGGAATGTAGTTGTATCCACTATCTTCTTCATAATCACCATAAGTTGGGCCATAAAGCTCTGGAGAGACAGTAGCTGAAGCAGCCCCTACTGGGAGTGCAACCCCTGCAAGATTTCCAAAGTCTTTAAATGTACTTACATCACGTAAATCTAATTTTGTAGGATCTACAAAACCACCAATGGTTTCAAATACACTTGTTGGAGCTGTTGAAGCTGAACTAAGCGCTGGATTAAGCCCAGCCGCTGCTTGATCGGCAATAAAAGAATCAAGCCCCGTTACACCTCCTGAAATAGCTGTTGGGGCTTGTGACGCTGCAGTTGAAGCAAAACCTGTACCTGCCCCTAAGGTATCAACATAGTTAATTGCTTCTGTAAGTTCTGGCGTTAAAGCTCCCCCTAACCCCGAACTTGTTCCTCCTGCTCCTCCTGCGGCTGATTCTGCTCCTGCCAAAGCACCACCTAGTCCTGCCAAAGCAAAAGACCCTAATCCTGTCATAATCCCATCTTTTAAACTTCCTGTTGCAACAGTTTGTCCTACCCCTGCGCCTAAACCTGTTAAAGCGGCTGTTCCTAAAAGACTTGTAACTCCTAAACCACCTGCGGCACCTGCTCCAAGTAAACCTCCAAGCATTGGAAGTAAGAAGGCGAATGCTTCTGGCTGTCCCGTTTCTGGATTGATGGTCATCTGATTGCCACTCATGGCGTTCATGATTCCTACCTCGGCAGGGTTCATATGAACGAGCATAGAGTCACCATAGCGACCCTTGTTGGCTAAGTTACTGGCTTGTGGTGCATATTCAAACATAATAAACCTACAATTCTATTCGTTTTATATTAACAAATCTATTGACTGATAACAACAAAAGCATTAACGCCTCCCATCTGGTCTGATTTCGACACGGGGCGTTCCTAGCCTCCATTGCGTTTTTGTTGCTGTGCTTGACACTCGCAGAGCAAAAGACCTTCCCCGAAGGCGTACATTATATTCAGGGGTAAACTGCTCTACAACTGTCGAAGACTCAGCGGCTGTCTGTGTTATTGTGCCGTCCTCACTCTGCAAGTACGCTCCACCAGGGTAATTCCTTGATTTTAAAGTAAAGACTGCATTAGGATCTGAGCTTGACGATCCAGAAAATGTTATATCTGGAATAACATGAGAGACAGAAACAAACCTCTCTCCCTCCCCAATGCTCATTTGAGAAGATTCTATATACGATGATATACCAGAACTTGGAGTTGTTGATCCATCATCAAGGCCTATCTCGTGATAATACAAGAAGTTGTCTGTTCCTGCGGCAACAGGATAATTAGATATTCCCCTGTCTACCCATGCGGTACGTGTTAAGGTTCCTATTGTCCATACATTCTGTACATAATTAAAAGTTACATAACGGTCTATTTCTTCACTATCAGAAGAACAATAAAACCATATAATCTCATCATATGAACTATTGAGTGCCGCAAAGAATTTCTGGGTTTGCCCTAAATTAAAGTCATTAAACACATAGGACTTAACGCTACAAGGAAGCTTCTGAACCTGACCCGTGTAAACATAAAAGTCTCTTTGACCCATCCAATAGACAGCATCGTCTGCTGCTTTGACAACATTTGGACCCATGATTGTTATGTTCTCAGATACCTGTGTTACACCGAAAGTATAAGGAGGTCCGAGAAACTGCATAGCATGAAGGCTGACATCTGTGAAAACAAGTATGCCTCGTTTAGTTTCAACAGCACTAATAATCTCAGAGCCTGACCCTAACCTAATAGACCCAGCAGTATTCGTGGAACTTGCTTGCCATGTTGTAAGAGACTCCTGGTCTCCAAACCGAATAAGTAAAGGATCTTGAGTTCCAATTGCATTTTCTGGGTCACACCCAAAAACAACAACGTGCCTGTCTACATCACTAACCAATACGGCTTTAGCAACTGTCGGAGTTTTTGCGTCTGCTCCTGCAAGAGATGTTAACGCTACTGCACGAGAAAAAGGACTACCTGATGATGTTGATTTATCCCAATAATAAATACCACCATCTCTTGGATTAATTATTAAGTCTTCTCCAAAGTTATCATGACTCCATAATCTTAATGTGGCTCCTGATGCTAATAAACTAGAGCTTGAACCCCACGTACCACGCCCCCACGTACCTGCACCCCAACCTGTTCCTGAGACAGAACTGTCTAATCCTGTATTTATTTGGTATTTACCAACAGTAGAACCACCACCGTTACCTGTATCACTCGAATTAGCAGTTGCAGTCGCTGTAAATTTGTAACTGTTAGCGTTGACTATTTCTGTAATCTCGTACTCTTGATTGAGTACATCTGCGGTTATATTCCCACCTAAAGTAGCAGCGTCAGAAAATGTAACAAAATCACCCTGCACTGCACCATGATTTGTGTCTGAAGCCGTAATTACTGCGGATCCATTTGTTGCTGAAAATGTAACATCACCCGCACCAGTTGTAGATCTTAATGGCGTAATGTCATTAAAAGAACCACCTTCATCAACATAGTATTTTAAATTTGTCCCAACTCCTAAGAAGTGTGTGCCATCTAACGCTACAAACTCATGTAACCCTCGTGCTGTTCCAAGGTATGTATTTGAACTAATTTTTTCCCAACCCCCTATTTTTTCAGGAACACCTGCACGAAACCTGATTTTATCACAGTCATACCACCCACCTTCATTAGAGTAAGATGTTGTTTCTTTATTTATACCTGGTCTGAATTGTAATTTAGTCAATGACATAATAAGCTACCTCGTTACTTTGGACAAAAACAAAACCAAAAATACCAATAATGAGAGCAACAGCACACGTAATTAAAAAAGCAAATCCAGCATCCCTCCACATTTGCCTACGTTTTTCTTCCCTTACATAGAGTTCTTTTAATCTGGCTCTTTCTTTGGCAATAAAAGATTGCAACATCTCCCAATCACCTTTTTTCCCATATAGCTGAAAGGTTTCTCTGAGCTGATCTCTCATTTCATCTTGCTGTCTTTTGTGCATGAACTCATCAATGGCACTGTTTTCTACACCAGAAAGCTTACTAAAGAATGATGATTTTTTGGCTTCAGCTTTGGCTTGCAAGGCTGCCTCACCTTTTGCGTACTTAGAAATGGCTGTTCCAAGTTGCGACAAATCCTTACCCACCTTGACAGCACTCATCAATGCCCCGTGAGCAGACTTAATCGCAGCTAATGCAACACCAATTTCAATCACTTATTTAAACCTTTACCCAACTTGTTGTGTCTTCATCCCACATATATGGATTTTCTCTTGAAGCATCACTCGGTGCATTTACAGGAGCTTCCCAACGACAAGTAGATTCATCTAAAACCCAAGAGTTGTAAGGTTTTGGAGGAATAAAAGCATTACGACCTGAATCATAAGTATAACCTTTTGAAGCAAAGTTTTTTCTTTGGGTAGCGTTATACGAAGTCTGTACCCACGTACCGCCAAACAATTTCTGACAATGTGCTATACCAATACTTTCTGTTTCCGTTCCATCTGCCATAGCTGTGTCTACGTTATCAACAACGATAACCCTTAACACAACATTATTTGAATCTATTTCTGCAAAATGTGCCACTTCAATCTCCTAAAAAGTCCACGATACATAACTGTATCTCGTTCCCTGTGTTACAGGTGTTACCTTATGTGGGTACATAAAGTTACTCGGAAAGATCATTATAGATCCTTGAGGTAATTCTATTTTTTCTGTTTCCCACATAATAAATTCTCCACCTTCATAATCTTCATTCAAAGCTCCCACTATAGATAACACTGGGATTCCTCTTCTTTCACCGTCAAATATTGTATGTATATGATCACAATGTTCTTTCATTGTTGTGCCGACAATATACTTATTATACCTAACTTCTGTGTAACCGTTCCACGCATCAAACCAATTCCTAAAACTTTTAAAATCTTTCGTTACATACTGATCAATAGCGTTCCATACTTTTTTATTTAGATCTAAACA